TCTTGGAAAGAAGAAAAGAGAGAGAATCTCAAAAAACAAATAAATAAATTTATTAAAAATTAAAACTATGGATGAATCGCAAAAGATTTTGTCTGACATTACTGTCTACATGAAGTACGCAAAGTTCGTTCCCGAACTAAAAAGAAGAGAAACTTGGGAAGAACTCGTAACAAGAAATATGAATATGCACATCAAGAAATATCCAAAACTTGAAAGTGAAATTAGAGAGGTATACAAATACGTGTATGCTAAAAAGGTATTACCTTCTATGAGATCAATGCAGTTTGGTGGTAAACCAATTGAAATTAGTCCAAATAGGATCTATAACTGTGCATATCTTCCTATTGACTCATTAGATAGTTTTTCAGAAGCGATGTTCTTACTTCTTGGTGGAACCGGAGTTGGGTATTCTGTTCAAAAACATCACGTGGATCAACTTCCTGAAATCAGAAAACCAAATTCTAACAGAAAAAGAAGATTCTTAATTGGTGATTCAATTGAAGGTTGGGCCGATGCAATTAAAGTATTATTCAAATCTTATTTCGGAGAACAACTTTCAACTCCTGAGTTTGATTTTTCAGATATCAGACCAAAAGGTGCTCAACTTGTCACATCAGGTGGTAAAGCCCCCGGTCCTCAACCACTTAAAGATTGCTTACACAAACTTCAAAGTATGTTGGATGCAAAACAAGATGGTGAGAAACTTGAAACAATTGAGGTTCACGATATGGTTTGTCATATTGCTGACGCAGTTCTTGCCGGTGGTATTAGAAGAGCTGCACTTATCGCTTTATTCAGTGCTGATGACCAAGAAATGATCTCTTGTAAGTCAGGGGCTTGGTGGGAAAACAATCCACAAAGAGGTAGGGCAAACAACTCCGCAGTTCTTTTAAGACATAAGATCACAAAAGAATTCTTCTTGGATCTTTGGAAAAGAGTTGAGGCGTCAGGAGCGGGAGAACCCGGTATATATTTCACAAATGATAAAGATTGGGGAACTAATCCTTGTTGTGAGATCGCTCTCAGACCTAATCAGTTCTGTAATCTTTGTGAGGTTAATGTATCTGATATTGAATCTCAAGAAGATCTTAACAATAGAGTTAAAGCGGCGGCATTCATCGGAACACTTCAAGCGGGATATACAGATTTCCATTACTTAAGAGACATTTGGAAAAGAACAACAGAAAAAGACGCACTTATCGGTGTATCTATGACAGGTATCGGATCAGGTGTTGTATTGGGATATAATATGAAAGAAGCCGCAAAATGTGTTAAAGAAGAAAACGCAAGAGTTGCCGACCTTATCGGAATCAATAGATCCGCAAGAACAACAACAGTAAAACCTGCGGGAACAACATCATTAACTCTTGGAACTTCATCCGGAATTCACGCTTGGCACAATGATTATTATATCAGAAGAGTTCGTGTAGGTAAAAACGAATCTATCTACACTTATCTATATATTAATCACCCTGAACTTGTGGAAGATGAGTTTTTCAGACCACACGATACGGCGGTTATCTCTGTCCCACAAAAGGCACCTGAAGGAGCTATCCTCAGAACAGAAAGTCCGTTCCAACTTCTTGAGAGAGTTAAAAAGATCACACAAGAGTGGGTTAGACCCGGACACAGAAAAGGAGAAAACACCCACAATGTATCTGCAACAATCAGTTTGAAACCTGAAGATTGGGAACTTGCCGGTGAATGGATGTGGGAGAATCGTGAGTTCTATAATGGATTATCAGTATTACCTTATGATGGTGGAACTTACACTCAAGCTCCATTTGAAGATTGTGATAAAGAAACATTTGATAGAATGTATAAAACACTTCACTCAATTGACCTAAGCAAAGTTGTTGAACTACAAGACAACACAGATCTCAGCGGTGAACTAGCTTGTGCGGGTGGTGCATGTGAAATTAAGTAATCATATGAAAAACATAGATGACAAAATAAGGGAGAAGGGAAAACTTCTCCCTTCTTTATACTACATAAATGAAAAAGGTTTGTTAGTATTTACTGAAGAATACCATCTTCAGAGGGGGGATTGTTGCGGAAAAACTTGTAAACATTGTCCTTTTGAACCGGTGGGAATAAAAGGTAATACAAACGTAAGAGATGATCTCAGAAATAATTGATATTTGTAAAAATGTTATTGAATTCATAAGACAGAGGGATGAAGTAGAAAAAGAAAGTATTGAAAAGATATCCAATATTTTGAATGATATATCCAATGTATTGAATGATACTGCTGAGAAATTATTAAAAGATGAATATCCCCACGATAATTGTGTGATAATGCAAAGGTTATCTAAGGATTTACATACAAATTTACTGGGTTATTTACCGAAAGAAGAGATTGATATATTGTATAATGCTCTTATGGAATCATCTATGGTAGAAAAACAATTTGCGTTAAGGGGAGATCCGGACACTATTCCATCAATTGAAAGGGCGTCCGGGGAATTTAAGGCGATGTCAATGGTAATAAAATTTAGAAAATCTTCACCAAAAAAATAGAAGTGAATATTTATCGGTATGGCTAATGGAAGAACATTTGGTATTGCGTTTCCGTTTAATGACTCAACAACCGGTAAATATTTAAAACTTACTGAGACGAGCGACGATGAAATAAGATCAAATCTTATTCATTTATTATTAACTAGAAAAGGTTCTAGATATTTTTTACCTGATTTTGGAACAAGATTATATGAATATATCTTTGAACCATTGGATAGTCCCACTTTTAATAATATAGAATCTGATATTAGAGATGCTTGTGAAAAGTTTATTCCTAATTTAAGAATTACCGATATTTCAATTACTGCGGCATCGAGCGAAGAAGAAACAATTTCAGTGACAACCGCTGGAAATACAATAAATAAAGAATTTTCGATGCCAAATCAGGGTCAAATTGAATATACCGCAAAGGTTAGAATTGAATATACTGTGACAGATAGTGTTTTCGGTAGTAAAGATTTCGTTATAATTAATATTTAATAGTATGGCAGAAAAAAGAATATCATATACAACAAGAGATTTTCAATCTATAAGAACTGAATTAATAAATTTTGTTAAAATTTATTATCCTGAATTGGTTGATAATTTTAATGATGCTTCCGTTTTTTCTGTTTTTTTGGATTTAAACGCTGCAGTATCCGATAACTTACATTTTCATATTGATAGAAGTATTCAGGAAACTGTCTTACAATACGCTCAGCAAAAATCTTCCGTATTTAACATAGCAAGAACTTATGGATTGAAACTACCAGGACAAAGACCATCTGTTGCTATGGTTGATTTTTCCATAACAGTTCCGGTTTTTGGTGATAAAGATGATGAAAGATATGAGGGAATATTGAGAAGAGGAAGTCAGGTCTTGGGCGCGGGGCAAGTGTTTGAAACAGTCTATGATATTGATTTCGCATCTCCATATGATGCGAAAGGGTTTCCAAATAGATTGAAAATACCAAACTTCAACGCTAACAATATCTTGATTAATTATACTATTGTCAAAAGAGAACTTGTTGTTAATGGTATAACAAAGGTATTCAAACAATCAATCTTACCCTCTGATGTGAGACCATTTTATGAGTTATTTTTACCTGAAAAAAATGTTTTGGGTATAACTTCAGTTATTCAAAAAGACGGTACTAGTTATGCTAACGTCCCTACCTCTCAAGAATTTTTAACTAATGATGGTAGATGGTATGAAGTAGACGCTTTGGCTCAGGATAAAGTTTTTGTTGAAGATCCTACAAAACCATCTGATGATCCGGGAATAAAAGTTGGTAGATATCTTACCACTAGTGATAGATTCATAACAGAATTCACACCTGAAGGGTTTTTGAAAATGACTTTTGGAGGTGGAAACACATCTGCGGAAGACCAATTAAGAGAATTTGCAAGATCGGGAGTTAATGTTCAACCTATGCAATCTTATTTGAATAACTTTTCTTTAGGTAGCACATTGAGACCGAATACGACTCTATTCATTCAATACAGAGTTGGTGGGGGTTTAGGGACAAATATTGGTGTTAATGTGATAAACCAAGTAGGAACTGTTGATTTTTTTGTTAGTGGTCCTTCACAAGATATTAACACGTCAGTTATTAATTCTTTAAGTTGTAATAATATAACCGCGGCAATTGGAGGTTCCGGATTACCAACATTAGAAGAAGTTAGAAATTTTGTTTCATTTAATTTTTCGGCACAAAACAGAGCGGTCACAATAAATGATTATGAGGCTTTGATAAGAAAAATGCCGGCACAATTTGGAGGCCCTGCAAAAGTTGCGGTCGTAGAAGAAGATAACAAAGTTAAAATTAAGATATTAAGTTATGATACCTCCGGAGCACTAACTCAAATTGTATCAAATACTTTGATATCAAATATCGCCGAATATCTTTCAAATTATAGAATGTTAAATGATTACATCTCTGTTGAAACTGCGGATGTTATTGATTTGTCAATTGATATCTCGGTTGTATTAGATTCAAGTCAAAATCAAGGATCTATTATAACATCTATAATTAATAAAATAACCACTTTTTTTAACCCCTTATCAAGGCAGTTGGGTCAAAATATTAATACATCAGATTTAAATAGAATCATTCAAAATGAAAATGGGGTTATGTCTATAACCTCAATACAATTCTTTAATAATGTTGGTGGGCAATATTCATCTTCTGAAACATCTATGGCGTATGAAAATGCGGAAACAAGAGAGATTAAACCTGTAGATGGGACTATTTTTGCATTACCCAATCAAATTTATCAAATAAGATTCCCTAATAAGGATATTAGGGTTAGAGTTAAGAATTTCCAAACAGTTACCATATCATAATAATTTATTTATTCTCATAATGGTTTATGTTTAGTTATTACGCCTGTAAAAAACAGACGATTAACTATTTATAAATTAAAAGATTTAGATGGGTAAATCATATAGGATAAGAACCACACCCGGTGAAGATAAAAATATCGTTGTCCAAGTAGATCAAGATTTTGAGCAGTTAGAAATACTTTCACTTAAAATAAGACAGACAGATGTTTACGATAGAATGTGTTCTGATTACGGTATTATTGCGGGTAGAGTTTTTGCTAACAGAGGGTATGGTATTCCAAATGCGAAAGTTTCAATTTTTATTCCGGTATCTGATGAAGACGCTCAAAATCCGGTTATTTCTACGATTTACCCGTTCAAAACTTTAGAACAAACAAATGAAGATGGGTATAGATTTAATTTATTACCTTATTTACCATCATATCCAGGGCATGTTCCAACTGGCACTTTTCCATCAAGATTAGATTCAGTTGTTGATCAAACCGCCATAGAGATTTATGACAAGTATTACAAATATACGGTAACCACAAACGAAAGTGGTGATTATATGATTTTCGGAGTTCCTCTTGGAACTCAAACAATCGTAATGAATGTTGATTTATCGGACATTGGTGCGTTTTCGTTATCTCCACAAGATTTGATAAGAATGGGGATGGCAACTGAAGAACAGTTTGACGGTGTTAAGTTTAGGTCATCTCCAAATTTTTATGAACTACCTCAAATTATTGTTATAAATAAGACGATAGATATCCAACCATTTTGGGGTGAACCAGAAGTTTGTAGAATTGGAATTACAAGAACTGACTTTGATTTAAGTGCGGAGGCGAATATCGATATCCAACCTACGGCTATTTTCATGGGATCTGTCATGAGCACTAACGAGAAGGCGTCATTGAGAGCGAACGGAGCTTCTCAAAAATCAACGGGAGAGTTGTGCAAATTAATTACGGGTCCTGGAGAAATTATTGGTATTACTCAAACAATATTCCAAGATAATAATGGTCTACCTGTGCTAAGAAGGGCTGAATTACCTAACGGAGGAAAATTAATAGACGCAAATGGCACTTGGTTATTTGATGTTCCTATGAATAGGGATTATGTATTCACAAACGAGTTTGGACAGCAAGTTTTGTCGGATGATCCAAGTATTGGGATACCAACAAAAGGTAAATATAGGTTTAAAATCAAATGGCAACAATCTAGTAATTTGAATGAAGATTATAAAGTTGGATATTACTTGGTGCCAAATATTAGAGAAAGAGGTTGGGGGGCAAACGTTGACCCTGCAACACTTTCACGCACAACACCTGAATGGAATGATTTTCAAAAATCCTATGGTTTCAGTTTAGATTGGAGTGGATACACGACAGGATTAATTAACCTGAATAATAGAGATATACGAAATGCGATAAATTGTGAGGATACTTTTTATGAATTTGATTATAATAAAGTGTATACAGTTGCCGGACTTGTGGATAACTATAAAATAACTCAAGCAAAATCAAATTTGATTCAAAACTTGTTTTTTAATGTTAATCACAGAGAAAGATTTGTTGGAATAAAAAGAATTGAGGATGATACTTGTGAAGACACGACAAATAGATACCCTGTTAACGATGGGGTATTTAGAGCAACATTGATATGGCGTGTTTTCGATTTTCTAATTGCGTTAGTGGGTCTTATTGGGCTTGTTATTATAGTAGTATATTCTATAGTCGCATTTGTTTGGAATTGGTTGAAAGTCTTTTTGGGTGTTTTTTTAGTGTTTATGTTAGGAAAAGAATCCGCGACTTGGTTTGTAAAGTTTGTCACCCCATTAGTTAGTGGTAATGCCGGAGGTCCTGTTATTATATGGGATTGGAAGGCGTTTGCTTTTTTCATTTTATATGCGGGATTGGCTGTTGCTATGGCGGCTATTTTCGCTAGATTATTAAACTACAATTTCAAACCTATAAAATTACCAATGCTAACTTATCCGGATTGTACTAGTTGTGATTGTTCTGGTGGAAACTCGGATGGAGGGACTACTTTGGGCGGAGATGAAGGTGACCAAAATAATACTACCGAAAATTCCGGAGCAATTAAAAATCCTCAATATAGTTTAGGTGAGTATTTATCCTCTGATTGGGAAACGGTAGCCCCTGTTTTCACAGGTCAAAATGGATGTCAAGTTTTTTGGCAAGAAGAGGATATGTCGATTATGACCCCACTAATTTTAGGTTCAGAGTTAAGTAAAAATAAAAAAAATAAAGCGTTCAAAGTTACACCCAAATACGTAATAAAACAAGGAAGCAATCAGAGATTTTTCACTAATAGTTTACCTTTAAGTGAAATTATAAACTTATATAATTTAAAGGCTAATTATTTTTACAATCAAAAAAATTCCTGTAATAGTATCGGTGTTAGAGTAGAACCTAGTTTGAATCCGCAGTCCAACGTACATATGGACAATGTATTAGTTTTTTTTAGTGAAATGGAAAATGATCAGGTGATTCCTGGAACTATGTATTCATTTGTAAATCCTGAACTATCTAAAGACACTAATGATATTTCAGGAGGAACTGGCAACTCAACTATTAAAGGGATAACAGGGACTACAAATTATTTATCTCAAGTCACAATAACATATGCCGATCCGCAATCACCGAACCAACAAAATTTTCAAACTACATATCAATTAACGGCGTCCGCGGTAACAACCAATCTTTTTTATAATTATAAATCAGATATTGAGTATTACCAAGTCATCACTGCAATAACTTATTCTGAATTTTTAAATTTGGTTCCATCTAATAATTTAATACAAAATTCTTTTGGTTATTTGATGAAAAGTGGTGAAACGAAATTATCAAAAATAGACCATTTCGGCGAAGACGGAAGAAATGAATGTGGTTGTGACTTTTGTAGTAGTAAATGGAATGTGTCAAATGTAAATATACCGTATAGATCTTACATTAACCCGGCAACTAAAGTCGTTTTCATGATGAGGGGTGTTGATCCATACTCACCAAAATATGAAACAGAAGTTTCATTAGATAGGATTTTAGGGTATAACACAAATTACTTAAATGGGTCAAATAATTGGCAATTTAAGATAAAGGCTAATCTAAGATTGAATATTCCGATACAAAATCCGACAGTGAATACTAATAGACATATAGTCCCTATACATGATAACTTCACAACTACAAATGGTATGATAGATACATCTAGTGATCAATACTTATTTTATCCATCATACTTTTTTAATCCGGACCAAACTAAATTCATTAACTTCACGACAAATCTTCACCGGTATTATTCTGCTTTGGATTTCACTAAATCAACCTATGAGGTTGAAATTGGTAATAATAGAACACAACTTAGTTCTCATGCTAGATTTGTTAGTGATTTCAACAGTGATCGTGACTCACGGGTTAATAACACTTTTACTTGTACTAATATTACTAATATTTCAACAAATGCTTTCATTCAAAACGGGGCGCCTTTTGCTTATGATAAATACAACAATGAAGATTCTGTTGCGGGGGGGACTTTCATGTACAGAGGATTATTTACGTGGTATCAACCCTGTTTCATTAGTAATGATGTAGCTTTTGGACCATGCCTAAATTTGTCTCAATTTACCAATATATGGACGGCTTTTGATATTTGTAGAGGATGGTCTGAACCAACTTATTTCAGTTTTATTTATGATTCATCAATAAATTTGAATTTTAATGACGCTAATAGAATTGTTATGAGAACGGACAGGTTACCTTCAAGTAGTACGTTGGCTAAATTTTCAACCGGTGCGACAAATCCAACATCTACTAATGCAAAAGGTGAAAACACATCTATTTTCGTTCAGAATGATAGCTTTTCGATGTACCAAATTACTGAAGAGGGTGTTTTATCTATTGGAGGTGGAGTCCCAACTCCTCAATATGGTGAGGGAGAAGTTGTTTCAGGGTCAAATGAGTTTTATGGTAATGTTTTTAGTACATTCGATTGTGAAGGTATGGTTGAATTAGATTGCTATGAACAATCAGGATTAGAGTTTAAAGTTAATCCAACTTGTTCGACTAAAGATGTTGTTGAAAATGGGTGTTATGTTTTCGTCAAAGAACCATTGATAGGGTTATTTAAACCAAAAGGGAATACTGATTTAGATAATTGGTCTGAGTATATTATGAGGTATCGTTTCTTTTATGGATTATGTCAGGGGGTATTTTCAACTGTTTTCATAAATAATTGGGTGAACGGTAACCTATTTGCTTTTTCTTTCAAAGTTGACACTTTTTATAACTCATTGAATGAAGTTTATAAAAGGGTGTATCCGAAAGATGTTATAGTTTTACAAGAAGATAGTAATAATTTTTACTATAGATCATCTCCTGTTCAGTATAGTTCTCAATTATCTACAACACCAAGATTTATAGGGTCACAAGGTGGTCAAGAATCCGATGGACAAAATACAAGGAACTTGAAGTATCCGACAACACTTCTGAATTTGGGACCAAGAGATGGATTCCTTAAGTTTTTAACTATGAATTCTAATTTTGATGGTTATAACATTAATCAATTACCACAAACAACTTATAGTGATTTATCTGATATGATAAACTTTTTTTCAGTTATAAGATTGTTAGATGTTGGATTTTGGGATGGGTTTGTTAGTAGAAACCAACTTACAAAACTTTTTTCTAGAGGAAGTTTCAAGAATTCAGCAAAAGTCGATGGGGATTTTGCGCAGTCAGCATCCGTAAATTCAGAATTAGGTGTTATACCATTTGATTCTGAATATTATTCAAGTTCAGGACCCAATCCATCACTAATTTCTGCCGAAGGATTCAAAAAAGAAAGAATGATGGGTGTTTATTATTATTCACCTTTGGATGATCTACAGATAAGAGATTTAATTTCTCCTATGAGAATTATAAGATATAAAAATATTTCACAAAATCAGTTTTTTTATCAGAACTTGTCTGAAAAATCCCAAATAGTACCAAATTATAAATGGAGAATAGATAGTGCGGGAACCACAATTTTCGGAACTCAGAGAAATACTTGGGCAACAAATTCAGGTGTCATTAGAAACGGATATAGATATCAAGATTTAAATAGAATTACAAGTGGATATTTTAGTGATGGTGATTTGACTAACGATACATTTTATAGGGGTTATATTCATGCTTATGAATTTGGACCTAAAACACAAACAAGTGATACTCCCTCAATGTTAATAATTGGGAATTCTTATACTATTTTAGAATATAACACCGGAGATGATTTTTATGGTAATAACTCGGTAGGTGCGACTTTTAAATATACCGGTATAACTAATTTCGATTGGACAAATGGGTCAAAACTCTTTTATGAGGGTAAATTTTTATATACACCTAAAAAATCAACACCTGTGGTACTTGTCGGAGCTCCTTGGCATTTTTATTTTGGTGTCACCAAAGGAGCCACGGCCATAAATAGATTCTTTACAAAATATTTAGGAATAGAAGAATTCAATGAGCAATAGAATAGATACAAAAATTATTTTAGGAAAAGAAAGATTTAAGTCCGCTATCAATACCGATTTATCTCTAAATCTTCCTTTGGACAACACTCAAAAAGAGATGGATGAGTTTGACCGTAGTGTTGTTTTGACTTTATCAGACATTTTTGACGAGGAAAGACAGGCGAGTTCAACATTTAGGTTTACGTTTAATTTAAGTTTTTTATTTTTTAATTCCTATTTTGGAACTTCATTATATGATACTTTCAGGAATCAACTTTACTATCTTGACCCTGAAAATTCATTCCAAACTGATATTTGGACTGGTTATCCGCAGTATCAAGAATTTGATTTTATAAGAACTGATAATGACGTAGTTGGTTACACTAAAAATCCCAATTCTCACTTATTATTTATAAATGAAAGGTCAACATTTTACAATTGGAATTTATATTTGACTTATCCATATCTAAATGACTCCAATAAAAGATTGAGATGGGATCTATCCCAAAGTCAAAATATTGTTTGGGCAGCATCACAAGGGATACCATATCAAATCATTAACCCTTATACATCAAACGGTCAAAATTTTATATCGTTAAAATGTCCAGTAAAACATAATTTCTCAGTTGGTCAATATGTTGAAATAACATATAATAATAAAAAATATATAGAAGAGGTATTATCTATCGGTAATGAGGGTTATAACTCGGATCATTATATAATTAATATCAGTCCTGTAAAGTTATTGAATATTCTTCCTAATGGACAGACAGGTACATTAAAAAGAATTGTTGACATAAATAGTAGTGGAGAATCAATTTCGATATATTATGTTAGAAAACACAGGGTTATAACAAATCATGATGATGTAAATCTTAACAAAGCGGGGTTTCAACAAAATGGTTTCGGGGTAAAAAATCAGTATCAATTTAGTGGTATTACACCTAATAACGTATCAAGGATTGCTCAAAGGCATGGTAATCAAACATATAATGTAACATTTAAAAGAGACATTAATACCCTACCGTTGAGGGACAATTTAAATAGACCGGTATCTGAAATGTATTTGACCGTGATTAATAAAGGATTTTTTGGATGGTTCCATGAACCTATCACCAATAATATTGGTATGAGGGAAGGATATGAATTTAATTTAACAAATTTTATTTCTCCTTATTGGAGTAATAATAATACTCTGATGAATATTTCAAACATCCAATTAGGCAACTATTCATCTAATGGTAGAACTTTTTATTATAACCAAAATTTGACAATTGGTGATGTTGTTAATGGTGACTTTTGTGAGTTTAATCAATATGAACAAAGAGAATATCTTTTATCTGATTTTTATCACAAAATGTATTTTAATAAAAATCATTTTACTATTAACGGTGTAGATATAAATAATCCCCCCGGATATTACTACAAACCACACCACAAAGTTCAATTAAGAGTTTATTCTGATTATTTAGAGGAGGCTCCGATAGACGATGTTGCGGGGGTTCCGGATTATGCTTATTATTCTCAATCTAAAGGAGTTCTAATTTGGAGAGACATATATACTTATGGGTATGTTGATGATAGAGGGGTGGGTGTTGATTTTCCTTTTATAAATGGAACTCATTATCCATCGGAAAATATAATATTCAGATTAAAACCTGAAGGAAACGTCCAACAAGACATAACCGCGATTGCAACACCGACTATAGATGAGTGTGAATAAATATAAAATATTATTTTCTGAAGTCGTTGAAAAAGGACTTGACATTCCAATCGAGATGAACTGGGATTTTTTGGGTAGAGGTATGGATTTGGATGCTTACCAGGAGAAAACAAGTAGAGAGGTTTTGAACTTGGATAAGGATTTTGAAGTTGCTAGATTTGCTCATTCAAAAAAAACAAATCCAAATAATATCGAGGCGACTGACATCAATTATGAGTTTTATTTTGTTAGCACTGGAGTAACGGCGCCAGATGTTCCTCTTGCGGTATGGGGTGCTGATTACAGAACACAAGGGTTTTCGGCAAAAAATGTTTATTTTTTTTCAAACCCGTTTAAAAAATCTTTTTTTAAGTTAGATTTTTATGATTCACCATTACAAAGTGGTCAAACAAACTATTTCACAATTATTTTACCAACACAACAAGGATTAACAACACCTGCAAATATAGGTTTCCAATTAAACGCCGACATAAAAACACCAAAATTCAAATTGGATTTTGTGGGTGATAAGGAAGGGTTTTTCATTTATTGGTTGAAAAATAGAGATTTTTTGGATATTTCAACATTTTATATGAGTGCTAAATTTTTTGATGCTAAGTCAGGAATATATATTAAAATGATGAACACAATACAAAAAAGTCCTAGTTTAAATGGAAATTACTTTAATTTTAAGCCGGAAGATTATTTTTATTACAAGGTTAAGTTGAACTATACGGATTTTACATATAAAGTTTATGATGTAAAAACAAACGGTCTTGTTGGATTTGACGGTAATCCGATAAAATGGTACGAATATGTTAATCCCTAATGACTGAAGATAGATACTATATAAAAATTTCACCTGAAAATATATTAAGTGATCTTGTTCAAGTTCCTTATACTGCATCTTCTTTTGTTATTACCGCAATTACAGGAAATTGTTGTTTTGTTACGACAATACCGAAAGGGGTTGGGTTCGTGACAGGAACAACCGGATACTACGTCCCCATGCAAAAGTTATTGAGTGGAGGAACAAAAGGAATTTCGACTTTAACAGGACTTACAATTCCAATACTTATGAGACAGAATAATGTGGATATTGGTTTTTATTCTGTATTTGATGGGGCAATTCTGCAAAAAGATGTTGTGACAAATTTTGTTTTTTCGGCTAGAACAAACCAACCGTATAGATATTATATTTTTAACACATCTGAAAAAGATTTGAAAAACTTTTTATCGTTATCTTCTTATCGAGTAAATTGGGGGGACGGATCTGAAGATAATTTACTTACAACATCGAAAGACCATGTTTATGCAAATTCAGGAACTTATACTATAACCTTGAAACAAAAAACTCCTTGGGGATTAAACATTGTAACTAAAACTATTGTTGTTCCGTATACTAAAATTTCGATACCCGATCCATATGGAAATGCGACTTTTACTCCAAATATAGGATCTTGGTCGGCAACTCCGGTTTCTTATGATTTTATATTCACTGGAGATTCGATTAATTTAATATCAAGTCAAACATCAGATAATTATGTTTCAATACCGATAATGATTAGTGGATATACCCAATCAAGAATTGAGGAATTAAGACAATATGGAAAAATTCCATTCGAAACTGGAAAATGTATAGAAAAGGATGGAGAAAAATGTTGGGGTGTAATTACAACAGATATAACAACACCAAATCCATTTACGGGATATACTATACAAGGAACAAATTACATTGATTTCGAAGATGGGTATACGGTATATATGTTTAATAGTAGTGGATTGACATCAAATTGGATGGTTCAATCAGCCATGACAAAAAATGAGGCATTACTAAATGTCGTATTCGATCCGGAAGTTCAGTCTGACATTTTTATCGAACGAGGTAAGAATAGTGCTCAAGAAAGAGTAGAAAGAATTGGGGAGGTTGATAATATTGGTGACTTACAAAATTATGGATATGGATTTTTTAATTTGGAAACTCAATAATATAAAAAAACAGTATAAACTATTTATAATAAAACAATAAAAAATGGCAGTTGGAACATACGGAACCATTAGACCGGCGGATGTATCTCCGGAAGATGTTGAAATAATATTGAACTACACACCATCAAGAGATGTAACTGACGATTTTACGTTAAAAAAATTAAACGCGGCAAACATTTTAAGACCTTATTTTAATAATAACAATACAGGTGGAAACCCGGTTGAAATTTTGGGGGGCCTATATAATCTGAGATTACCTGCTGAAGAGTTTAACAGATTAGGTATTTACACCTTATATGTAAGACCTGCTCAGATTAGAACTCAAATCACAGATTGTGGAGTATTATCCGCATTACCAAATGTTAAAGGATTGGTTATTAATTTAGATAACGTACCAAGCGATGCTAGAAATAAATTTGTGGCTCAAGGAATGGTTGGTTTCAGAATTGAATATTTGAATGATAATGGAACGAAAATTCCTAATTTTTTCAGAATTGTAACTTCGAATTTCTTTTGTGAACCGGTATTACAAAACTTAACGAATACTGCTCAAAAAGCGGTCAGATACAGGTATGTTGATGGAGAAACAAATTTGATGTTCCTTACATTATCACCATCATCCTCACCATCAAACAAACCAAACGCAACACCATTTATTGGGCAACCCGCTCAAAATATCATTTTAACTAATACCTTCTTCAATCCGATAACAATTGATATAGAACTTGTAGATCAAGACATATCAACACTTGCAATTGCCCTTTACGGCAATCAAACCAAGTCAATTGATGACGGTATCTATACAATATACGATTCAAGTAATAATATATATAAACAATACAATCTATATGAAATTAGAGATGAATTTAATTCTCTCCTTTATGAGGTTAGACAAGATAGAGGTGATAATGTAGATTTTAGCAAAAACTTTTCAACCATAACTCAATAATGGCTAGAAAATTTTTTAGATATCCCCCAAGACCTTCAAGTGGAGCTGGAACTTTTTCAGACAATATTGTGGGATTGCAACTCGTAGATGGGGGTGGACTTACTTTAGGTAATTTTGATTTTACGACTGGTGTTACTGAAAAAGTTAACAGGAATTTCAGTATTGGAGCATTTTCAGATCCAATAAACTTGGACGCCCTTAAAATCTATAATATAAATGAGTCAAGAGAAATTACGGCAAAAGAATTTAGAGTTTATCCAAATTTTGATTTAAGTGAAATTTCCACATTTAATCTTTATGGGTCATTATCCAAAAGAATCTCAACATCGGTAGAAAAGATAATCAACTATTTCCCCGCGTCGATTGAGGTCTTCAGTTTGAAGTCGACATTTCTAACTGGGTATACGGCCTATAATATAATTTATGATCCATTAGAAAACGCTACAACTTTTGACATTCAAGTACAAGATATTACTAATCCATTCGGTATTGATTTTTCAGTAAATGCGACTAGAAACCTCTCCATGAGAGAGATGAAGGTTTCACAATTAAGAAATCTAACTGTTGAGTATGAAAAATACTCTTTATATATTGGTGAGGAGGAGTACGGTGTTTTATTTTTAACACCTTCTCAAAGTCTATTCAATGGGGTTATAAGTTTAATAGTCGATGGTAATCCATTCAAAGGTAATAATATATCTGCGGTAGATTATATAATAAGACCTAACGATTTTTATTCCGATAAAGCATTTATTGAACAATTTGACGAGGTAGAACAGTTTTTATTGAACAGGTTAATTGTTCCAAAATATACTGCGGTTTTTCAAGTGCCTAAAGAATCTGATGATGGGACCACTTTTATACAAAATCAAACCGTTACATGGCCTTTGGACGGTATTTGGAATATAGATATAAGAACTCCGAGTTTTGATTTTTACTTGAGTCAATTGAACGAAATTTCAAGTTCTTTTGATAGTTTTAGAACAAATTTAATTGCTAGGTTTTTAACCACAGAATCATTCAAAGAGTTTGATACTGAAGATAGGAAAGTTCAAAAAATATTAGAATTATATGGTAGAAGTTTTGATGAGGTGAAAAAATTCATAGATGGTTTATCACATATGACATCAGTGAATTATACAATTAAAGATGATATACCATCTCAACTTCTAAAGAATTTATCGGAAACATTAGGTTGGAAAATTAATATTTCCCCTATTGCAAATGAGGATTTTTTATCTTCAGTTTTTGGTAATACAAATAAAATTGAATATCCCGGGTTTTCAAGAGCATCAACACCTACTGAATTAAATTATCAATTTTATAGAAATTTGATATTGAATTCTGCTTACTTATTTAAATCTAAAGGAACGAGAAAATCTATTGAATTTCTTTTAAGATTGGTGGGGGCTCCCGAAGCGATAGTCGAATTTAATGAACACATTTATATTGCCGGACAAAGAATCAATATGAATGAGTTCGAAAAAAAATATATTGATATATCTGATGGGATATATATTCAAGAACTACCGGTTTTAAATACTCAACCAAGTGGGATATTCAAATTTAACGGAAATGTATATACCGCTTTCACAACTGAACAAACATATTTGGCGGTTAATATTGATAGGGAAGATTTTCCTGTTGATGATGAGGGTTATCCTACAGCACCTGTTGATACTGAAGATTATTACTTCCAAAAAGGTGCCGGGTGGTTTGAGTTAGTTAAAGAACACCAAAGTCCTCAGCAAGTCAATCAAACCGCAAGTACATTCACAGGTCAAAATTTCAATATTCAAACCGAGTTCGAAAATTTCACTTACGGACAAAAGTATTTGGATAGATTTAGAAACTTTCCTTATATCTCCGAAGGTTTCAAACTTATAAGAACTTCTGATAACAGGAAAAGTTGGCCATCAACCGATGTTAATTTGAGAGTTGGTAATGGATCCGCGAAATTTGATGCTTATTATTTTACACAAGATGAAAGGTTCATTCTTAATGTGAAAAATGTTGACATATTTATGAATCCGGCTCAAGGGTTGGTATATGACGTTTGGAGTATGTCAAATAGATATAACTATCCAATACCAAGTACTGGGTTAACAATTCCATATCCAGTACCTGATGGTGTGGATTGGACTTTCATTAATCCGCAACCAACGAAGAAAACATTTTTCGAATTTGCTCAAACTTTTTGGAGAAATACGATTAACGTAAGAAATAGACAATTTATTTCTGATGGTAAGACAGGGGGTTATCCCACATTACAATCAATTTATTTTAATTACTTAAATTCACAACAAAATATTAACATACCAAATGACAATTTTACATATAAAACAATGATTGATTATGTAAATGGTCTTGGTGATTATTGGGTAAGGTTGGTTGAGCAAATGATTCCCGCAACTACTATTTGGATGACGGGAACCAAATATGAAAATTCAATATTTCACAGGCAGAAATTTGTATATAGGTTGCAAAGAGGTTGTCCTGTTGTTCCGGTTCCTTGCGATCCGTGTTTCTTTACGACTTCGTTGTTTGATTTTAACTGTTTTGATGATAGCGTGTCTTGCAATTTATATCCCCAAGACCCGTTTAGTGTGATATTGTCAAATATTATGAATAATTATCAATCCACAAATTCATTATCTTGTGATTTAAATACTCTACAAACAAAATGGTATTTGGATTTAAGATTAGATAACCAAACAATTCTAAAAGAGTTGGTTTATAACGGTAATGGAAGTTTGGATGTTCCGACAAATCAAATTTGGGAAACTTCAATACAAAATTATCTACCCCAACTTATCAATCAAGGTATCTATTATTCAATTAGTGGAAATACTTTATATATTTATAATTCCGGTTGTGATAATTATTTAAGTAATAAGAACTTAAAAATAAACGTAGGATTAGATTTTTCAGTAAGTTGTAGTTAATGGCGTTAAATGTAAATATAGGTATAACGGGTGATTGCCAGAATAATTCTTCAGGTGCTATAAGTATTGTACCAACCTCAGGAACACCACCATATGATATAAATATTACATCTCCATTTATTAGTGCCTTTACATCGGTAACTGCGGTAACGTTAGTAAATTTATCGGCGGATGTGTATAATATAGGTGTTATTGATAGTGCTATTTTAGTTGATTCGTTTTCAACTCAATTTGTTTTATCTTCCGGATTTTGTGTTGACCAAAAGTCATATATTAGCACTTGTGGTTTAAATAATGGGGCGTTAAGTGTAAGTGCAACTTCTATAAGTTTACCAATTACTTTTAACTTATATAGTCAAACCTCGGGATTTATTGACCCCCCGATAACTGCTAATAACACTAGTGCCACATTTTTTAATTTGGCTCCCGATGTGTATTATGTTGATGTTATAGATTATTCAAACTGTACGGGTAGGACGGCAACTTGTGTGATAAATAATTCGGGTGATATAGATTTTGATTTATTTACCATCAACAATTCTAATTGTACAAACACACCGACGGGTAAAATATACGTTTATAACGAGACGGGGGGAGTTCCGCCATATACATATCTTTGGTTACCAACTTTAGAAACGACTAAGTCAATCAGTGGATTGTCCGTAGGGTCGTATTCTGTTACAGTGACAGATAGCGTGGGTTGTGCTAAAACTAAATCAGTTAATATAATTGATGTTCCATTAGTTGGTGTGACAGGATTTGTGGCTCTTCAACCCCCAGATTGTTGGCAATCAAATGGTGTTTTACAGGTAACAATAACAGGAGGAACGGCGCCATACCTATACCAACTTAATAGTTTTGCACCTAAAATCAGTTTATCGACAACCGAGGTTTTTTCAGGATTGTCTGCGGGTGTTTATAACCTTCAAGTGACAGATGCGGGACTCTGTTATGCGAACGGATCAACAACTTTGCAAACGCCCGACTCATTTACGATTGTTGCTGTAAATGTAACACCCTCTTTTTGTAATAATGGTTCAGGTCAAATTCAAGTAATTCTAAATGGAGGTGCAACACCATACAATTTTGAGTTAACTGATTCTTCTGGAACAACAAAAGTTATTTCAGGTGTAAGTCCTGTGGCGGTTTTTTCCCCTCTTCCGACCGGCAATTATCATTTGAAAATTACTAATCCGAGTGCTTGTTTATACGAAGCGGATTACGTAGTGACTAATATTAATAAATTTGAAATTTTAACCACAACAAGTAATACAACTTGTGGTGGATCGAATGGTTCGATCACAATTTATGTTAATTCTGCTGGGACTTATTCTTATTTTATTGACAATCAAAGTTTTTTAAATACAAACCAATTATCGCACACATTTAATAATTTGACTCCGGGACTATATACTGTAGAAGTTAAAGACAATACAGGTTGTTCTCAAAAAACAATTGTTAGTGTTGGATCAAGTTCGAATGTTAATTTCACTTTAATACCATCTAGTTGTGGGTTAGGTAATGAGGGAACAATTACTACGGTTATAACTTCGGGAGAACCTCCATTTACATATAATTGGTCTTCGAATGTTAATGGTCAAACAGGTATATACTTAACAGGTTTGACTGCCGGGACTTATACTTTACAATTAATTGATTCTAACGGTTGTTCTTCTACAAAACCGGTGGATATAACATGTTTAAAAAGATATTTCTCTTATGAAACTTATGAGTTATGTGATGGTAATTTCGTATCCTCTTCGGCAACCAAAAATGGAATATTTGAAATGTATCATCAAGGGTTTCTTGATTTAACAAATGGAGAAATTAATTGTAAGTTAAATACTGCTGAATTTACGTTGAAAGTGGATGTGGCAGGAACTGCGTATACCAAAAATTTCTTCACAACAACTAGCTTATATTCATATCCGACTGATGATGACTACATAAACGCTTTGAAGAGTATTTTACAAGATATTGATGGTATTGGTTCTGTGATTATAAATAAAAATGATAATACAATAAAAGTTAACACGGATTGTGAAAGAACATTAGCAGGTAAAAATATTGAGGTTGATTTAGGTATTGAATATTATATATGTTGTGTAGCTCCAACTCCCACGCCAACTAATACACCGACAATTACTCAAACACCAACAAACACTGCAACACCAACTAATACTTCAACAAATACACCCACACCAAGTATAACGCCTACAAATACTGAAACACCAACAGAAACTCCAACAAATACTCCGACTCAAACAAACACCCCAAGTGTGACCAAAACACCGACACAAACAAAAACTCCGGGGCTTTCTCCAGATCCGACCACAACACCAACAATGACTCAAACACCAACTAACACAGAAACACCATCACAAACCCCAACTAATACAGAAACACCATCACAAACCCCAACTAATACAGAAACACCAACTCAAACGCCAACACAAACGCCATCACAAACTCCAACTTCTGTTATTTGCCAAGGTGGAAGTTGTGGATCGGCAGGTGTGGTAATTCAAGATTCATTCACAACAAGAGGTTCGGGTAATGGATTACCTGAACTTAATGGTGTATTATTTGTTGATGCGGACTTTTGTTTACCTGGTGGAGGAAATCAAATTGAATATTTAGTTCCAAATAATTTTACCTTTGGAATACCTGTAAAATATTCCGATCCTACTGAAGTTTGCGATCCAATATTGAATCCTTGTGATGCTTTTTATTATCCTTTGTGTGTTTGTCAAAATTTAGGGATTGTTAATTATAATGTTGGTTATTATCTCAATAATGTTAAACAATCTGTGATGGGAGGTGTTTATGTGACAACTGTTATACCTCCTGGTGTAACTGCGTTAGATTGTTCTTCCGAATGTAAAACTTATTTGATTGCGAATTCAGATATTAACACCCCTGGAGAGGTTCAAATTACTGATTGTTGTGATGACGTTGTCAAAACTGTCGTTATAAATGTTCCGACACCTGGTGACGTTACACAAGTCCAATTGTGTAGTAAAACTAAACCGGTGAGAGTTTCGTCTTCCGTAAGTTTACAAATATATGCTTTAAGTCAACCTTGTAATAAAGATTGGCAAGGATCACCTTGTGTTCCATTACCTCAACCTGTAGAATGTTCTTCAACTTGTTTCAGATATTATTTTAATATAGGTCCGGGACAATCTGTTGATTATGTTCCTTGTTTAAGTTTTAATAATGGAAATACTGAAACTGCAACTATAAGTGGTAATTACTGTGTGTGTGGAGTGCCGGTTGCGGCTGGAGGGGCAATTATTACGCCACTTGGAACATCTTGCAGATCATAAAACATAAAAAATTATAACAATTCCGGCTTCAATTCAAATATCGAGTATTACTGGAACTTCACCTTATGAAGTAATTGTTTGTGATATTTTCCAAAGTAATTGTGAAAATTATGGAACATATACATCTTTACCGATTGATGTTATACTATCAAGTACGTTTGATGATGCACCGGCGGTTTTAATAAAAGTTATTGATAGTTTAGGGTGTGAAGCAGTACTAATTGATGATTGTATTCCTATGATTAGCCCAACTCCGACACAAACAAATACGCCAACACAAACTTCAACTCAAACACCGACAAATACTTCTACTGAAACCCCAACTCCAACATCTTCAGAAACGCCAACTCAAACACCCACAAATACTTCTACAGAAACGCCAACCCCTACATCGTCAGAAACGCCCACAAATACTCCGACTAATACACCAACGCCCGATCCTACTTTAACCCCAACCAATTCTCAAACACCTACCAATACTGAAACTCCAACACAAACACCAACTGAAACTCCTACTGAGACTGCAACACAAACACCAACTGAAACTCCTACGGAGACTGCCACTCAAACACCTACCGAGACCACCACTCAAACTCCGACAGAAACTCCAACACAAACCCCAACTAATACAGAAACTCCAACACAAACTGCATCTGAAACTCCAACTAATACTCCAACTAATACAGAAACCCCAACTAATACACCCACACAGACTCCAACACCAACTGTAATATTACCGTCTTTTCAAGCGAGGGTAAACACAACTTTGACTAGTGCCGGTAGTTCAGGATCTAATCAATTTGCACTTCCGTTGGTAAGTGCGGGAACATATAATATGATAGTAGATTGGGGAGACGCGGGTCCTACAGATTATATAACGACTTGGAATAGTCCATTAACTGCTCACACATATACAACTCCGGGAATTTATGATGTGACGATTTATGCCTACCCGGGTAATTTAAGAGGTTGGAGATTCAATAACTCGGGAGATAGGTTAAAAATGTTACATGTTAATAGGTGGGGACCTTTACAACTTCAATCTACTGGAATAACATTTTTGGGTTCGTACTTTTATGGTTGTTCAAATTTGAGATTAACCGGGACCACAGATGTAATAGATTTGAGTGGATCTACTAACTTACGAGAAATGTTTAGATCTTGTACAAGTCTCACTACAATAAATAATGTTAATTCTTGGAACACGTCAAATGTTACGGTGATGAATAATATGTTCCAAGGGTGTACTTTATTCAATAATGATTTAAGTGGTTGGACGACTTCCGCTGTCACAACGGTGGCGTCAATGTTTTCATCTTGTAATACCTTTAACAAAAATATTGGTAATTGGGATACATCAAAAGTTACAACCTTCAACGCCATGTTTGAAAATGCTGTGAATTTTGATAATGCCGGTAATAATTCAATAAACAATTGGATTACTTCGGCGGCCACCGCAATGAACTACATGTTTTACAACGCTAATAAATTTAATAGAAATATTGGTTCTTGGGATGTTTCTAAAGTTCAGGCCTTTGGATATATGTTCGGGCTTGCCAGCTTATTCAATAATAATAATAATCCGTCAATAAGTGGTTGGACGACATCGGCGGCGACTCAAATGGGTCATATGTTTTTAAATAGTTCGTTCAATCAACCCATAGGAAGTTGGGATGTGAGAAATGTTACAACTTCAATCGCGAACAGTAACGGATTCCATAGCACGTTTGCTGGTTCACCGTTCAATCAAGATATTGGTGCGTGGAATGTCTCGGCGGCGACATTTTTTAGAAGAACATTTGGATCGGCATTCAATAATGGAGGAAGTCCATCAATAAGTGGGTGGAACACATCTAACGTTGTTGATTTTGGTTTAACTTTTCAAGGTACTGTGTTTAATCAACCTATAGGAACGTGGAATACCTCAAAAGTGACTAATTTCACACAGATGTTCGCATCTTCTCCTTTCAACCAAAATATTGGTAATTGGAACACATCTGCAGCAACAACTATGAATGGTATGTTTTTATCTAATAGTTCTTTTAATAATTCTGGTTTTACCACAATATCTGGATGGAACGTATCTAACGTTTTAGATATGTCATCAATGTTTGCCAGTGCAATTTCATTCAATCAACCAATAGATTCTTGGAATGTTTCTAATGTTAGGAATATGGTAGATATGTTCAGAAATGCAACCGCATTCAATCAGCCCATAAGTGGTTGGTCGGCATCCTCCGTTACCGCATTTACAGGATTTATGACAGGAAAAACATTCTCAAATTATTCGACGGCCAACTATGATAGTTTATTGAATAGTTGGTCAACCAAAACATTAAAATCCGGATTAACGATTAATTTTGGAACTATAAAATATACTGTGACCGGTCAGCCGGGAAGAGATGTGCTTACAGGAAGTCCTTATAATTGGATAATTATTGATGGGGGGTTATAGATTCTTATCTTTTTTTTGTTTGTCTATTTTGTTGATTTTTTCCATCAACTTAAGAGAATCTAAATAATTTTTTTCAAGTTGTTTAATTGTGTTTTCGTCGGCACACCTATCACAAGCGATATAATAATCTCTTTCGGCATCCTCAACAAGTTTTTGTATTGTTTTAATCAGTTTCATATTTGATAAATATATCCAACATTCATCTATTTAGATTACAATAATAAATATTATTTTTTATTTTGATTATGTCAAAATTAGTTTATGTTTCGGCTCAGCCTGATTTACCATATTTTCATTGGCAGTGTGAGGTTTATGGATTTAATTTTGTGGAAAAAGGTATAGATCCATCTGATATTCATATGGTTTTTGGTATGGTAAATCCTGAACAAAAACCTTCGAAAAGTGCGATCGATCTGAGAAAATTAGGATATAATGTTCATTTTTATTCTGAAAATAGAGATGATAAAAATTATATTGCTAGTATAAAACCTTATTTAATCTCAAATTGGTTAAGACATAACCCTGAATTTGGAAAATGTGTTTTTGTTCACGATTCCGATATAATTTTTAGAGAAAAACCTAATTATGATAGATTTATTGATGATGACATATGTTATTTAGGGGATACAAAATTATATACTTCTTTTGATTATCTAAAAAAATGCTCAAAAAGATATGATGATAAATATAAAATTGGTGAATTGGAGTTAATTAAAAGAATGACAGATGTTTTGGGTATCGATATTGATTGTTTGGAAAATAAAAATGATGTTTCCGGAGGTGCTCAATATATAATAAAAGATACAAATTATAAAGATTGGTATAAGATTTATAAAGATTCAAATGAATTATATCACGTTCTAAATAATTTTCATAATCAATACCCAATAGATAATGGAATTCAGGTTTGGACTGCTGAAATGTGGTCGTTACTTTGGAACTTATGGTGTATGAAAAAAGAAACAAGAATAGTAGATGAATTAGGATTTTCTTGGGCAACAGATACAATCGATATTTATAATAAGAAACCAATTTTACACATGGCTGGGGTACAACCTCACGAAAAAGAAAAAAAATTTTATAAAGGTGAATTCACAAACATTAACCCAATTGAAAAATTGGTTGAGAATCAAGAATATTTCAAATATATAGATTCGAACAGCTCGACAATAAAATATATTGAAACTATGAAATCTTTAATAAAAAAAACAAAAAACTAATTATTTATATTATTGAAGTCACATTATGAGTTGTTTAGTTTATACTATAATTAATACCGGATCATCAAATTTAGCCATTGCTGATTTGGAGTCATATTTGGGAACGAGTTTAACTTGTACCCAAGATTATCCACCATTTTCTACAGGTGGTACAATATCACCGAGTCAAAGTGCCACCATAATTTTAACTGCTCCTGAGAAAACATTATTAGACCCTTCCGCGGATTGGGTGATTCTTGGACCCATAACTCCTACTCCTACACAAACTCCTACTAATACACCAACCCCAACTCAAACACCTACAAACACAGAAACTCCTACTAACACGCCAACTCAAACATCTACAGAGACACCTACAAATACACCTACTAATACTGAAACACCTACTCAAACCACAACCGAAACTAATACTCCAACTCCAACACAAACACCAACTGAAACTCCAACCAATACCCCTACTAATACTGAAACACCAACCAATACACCTACTAATACAGAAACACCAACAAATACCCCTACTAATACAGAAACACCAACCAATACACCTACTAATACTGAAACTCCAACAAATACCCCTACTGAAACTCCAACTACGACCCCAACCCCAACACCAACACAGATTGTTTATACATTTGAAGATTGTTGTGATACGAACAACAGATTTAATGTTTCAGATATTCCGGGAACATTATTTGTCGGCAATTTTTACTTCTTAAATACAAGTGTATTTTCGGGTTGTGCTCAAGTAATAACACTTCAGTCTGGACTACCTATTTATACTTTGATTAATTCAACAAGTTATGGGGATTGTATAACTTGTTTGATTACGGAATCGGTAATTTGTTCTTCACCAACACCTACTAATACTCCAACAAATACCGAGACGCCTACTGAAACTCCAACTAACACACCTACAAACACAGAAACACCTACTAATACACCTACTAATACTGAAACCCCAACTAATACTCCAACTAATACACCAACACCAACCGCAACAGAGGTTTGTCCAAATGTTTATTGTTTAAACACCGGAGGAGTTACCCCTTTCGATGGTGAATATTATTTGACAGGAATACATAATACTTATGATTATTATACGGGGGGAACGGGTACAACTGCATTTATTTATTATGACACTACAAAATGGTGTTTATCACTTGCATTAGATGGTCCTTGTATTTTATTTGGAAAAACACCTTGTAATAGTGTTTGCCCTGATTTATGTGATGAATTACAACCGGGATTATGTCCTCCCCCAATACCACCGGGTCCTTGTGAAACGTTTGAATTTGAGGCATTATTCGACTGTAATATTCCTTTACCTTCTAATACTCCATCAGTATCACCTACTACAACGACAACGCCTACACCAACAAATACACCAACAATTACTCAAAAATGTTTTAGTGTTGGAATGACCTTAAGTGCCACAACTCTTCCTACTCCTACAATGACGCCAACGCCAACAATCACACCAACAAATATAGATAGAAATATATGTTTCATTGGGGCGGTAAATTATGAAATTTTCGATGAAACTTTGGTATGTAGTGAGTTGAATGTTTTGAAAAATTGTGCAACAAATGCGTATTTTTATGTTATTGAACCTATAGAAATACAAGGAATTGAACTTCCTTCAGGTGTTACAATTAATGTTGTTATTGATGGTAATAGTGAGTGTGTATATTATGAAGGTAAAAAATTAGCATCTAAAAACGCAACTCTTAATTCTGTTATTTCAGTAATACAAGATTGTAGTTTTTGTTCTAATCTACCTCCGACATCAACACCGACACCGACTAAAACAACTGGGTTGACCCCTGAACCAACATCAACACCAACTAAAACACCGACACCGACTAAAACAACTGGGCTGACCCCTGAACCAACGACAACACCAACTATGACTCCAACCCAAACCAAAACTCCCGGATTAAGTGCTGAACCAACATCAACACCAACTATGACTCCAACACAAACTGAAACTCCTAATTCATGTAATCAAATGTATTTTGTTGTTTGTAAATCACCAAGTAGTTCGGCAACAACCATATCTGTTTCAGGTAATACATTATACAACGGAAGACCATACTTTATATTAGAAAATAATTCTATGAATGTTGTTTATTGGGATAGTGGAACCACAAAATGGGTGTCTTCAGTATCTGGATTAACTGGGACAACAATGAACAGTTTAGATAATAATAATAACCCTCTACCAATTGCAGATTCGACTTATCAGTGGGAATTTGATTGCGATACTTTGAGTTTTGTAAATAATGTAGTTGTAGATTCTTATACAGGACCTTGTATTACACCGACCATAACACCTACCGCAACTATAACACCAACTAAAACGAGAAACAATTGTTATCAATATGAGGTATTTGCTTTGGGTGGATCACCAGGACAATCTTATCCTTTCACATATACTAAATGTGATTTGACTCCGGGGACAGGATTGGTACAAAATGGGGCACCACCAATTACACTTTGTGGTATTTCGAATTCGTTTACATCAACATCGCCATTTGTAAATTTTGGATCAAATGGACCTATTCCACCATGTCAATAAAAATAAAAAAATTATGTCAAAACTAGTAACCATAACGAGTTTAACAGGATCACAACCTTTCGATGTTTATCTATGTGATAATACATATAATAGTTGTATGTATATTTCAACTATCAATAATATCGATGTTCCATATTCATTTCTTGTAACATTACCCTATTTATCGTTAAATGAAGTTGGCGTGAAAGTAATAGACAATAATCAATGCATAATTCAAAACAAAGTTAATATATAATGTCTTGTATTAAAAATACATTAGGGTTTGATATAGATTCCAAGCAAATGGCGTGTGTCAATTATTGGGTAAATCCTATTGATTATTTTTTAACCTGTAATTATAATACCAACCCTAATTTAAACATAAACTGTAGTGCATATACAGATTCTGGTTGCACAGTTTTCGTAAACACAAATGGTTATTTTTCTCAAAATAACACATTAAGACCCTATTCACCAAGCACTCCAAATCCGAATCTTAATCCGGTTGAAGCATGTTTGACAAGCTCATCTGTAAAAAAATGTTGCGGAGATGATGATACGGTTTACAAAATATCCAATTTAAGTTTAATATTAGGATTTGCAGCACCCGTTGGAATTGTTTTGGATTTAGAAGTTACGGATTCTAATTTTAATATTTTTAGACAGTGTTTTGAAGTTGTTCCATCTGCAACCGCTGTAGTTCCATTATTAACCGCAAATAATGTTTTTGGTAAATATGCAATTGATGACTGTGATATTTGTAGAGATACAAATCCAAATTGTTATTTACCGGATGGGAATTTTACATTCCAAAATTGTAAAACAGGGTCACAAATTGTATTAACAATTGATGAAGCGAACACCATAAAAGTTGGTGATGTTGTATCATTTAGTGGTGAATGTTATTCGGCGACGACAATCCCACCTGTATTACCGTCAACTGGATCTACAGGTCCGGTATTGGCGGGAGGATGTAATAACTCTTTTTGTAAACCAACACCTCCCGTAACTATACAAAGTGAATACGTTTCCGGATGTTGTGATGGAAGAGTTTATAAACTAATTTCAGGTAATAAATATAACGTTGGGTTTACTTTAAGTGTTGAACCTTTTAATTTCTGTTATACTGTTATAAATAAGCCTGCATCAACTGTTGTAGTTTATGATTTAAACGATTTTGCGGGAATAACAATAACAACGGGATGTGATAGTTTGGAATGTCAAACTTGTCCTCCCGGACCACAACCAATACCAACTGGTTCTGGACCAACTGCTGATCCTTGTAATCCAATTACAATATTTGATATGTTTATCAAATGTTTGGCTGTGAATCCAACATCAACAACATTTGGTTTATTATCTGTGGCGGTTACCGGAGGAACACAACCTTACACCTATACTTGGACAACACCTCAAGGAACAAAAATAAAAAATGTTAAAACTCTTATTAATCAACCTGAAGGAACTTATGAAATTGAGGTAGTTGATAAGTATGGTGATTTCATTAAAAAGGAGTTTTGTACATTAACGGAAATAAAAGATTGCACCTTCCAAGCTAGAATAAAATCAATATCTAATTTAGATTGTCAAAAAATAACGGCAATACAAGGATATTGTTTTAGTCCATAAAAATATATAATATGACATTTACAGCTTCAACATGTTTAACTGATTTAGGGGGAACCACATTAACTGACCCAATAAAATTTTATTCGGACGTGAATAATTTTTTGTTTGAGTTCGGAAGTGCGAATTTGTCTGAGTTAACGGGTAGTTCTTGTCCTTACATTCTTCAGAATATCCCTGACGGAACAAAAGTTGTAAAATTTGTATCAGAAAATAATTATTGTGCAACTGTTGATGTTGAAAAATTAGATTGTGATTATTTCAATTTTCAATTAATAACAAATAATGCCGTTAGTAGAATAATAACTGGAAATGTTTCTTTAAAAGCATCCAATACCAATCTATCTGATTATTCTATTGCTTGGTATGGGCCTGACAATAAAAATAATTTAGTATTTACATCAGGAAAAGGTAGTTTCAGTTATGATTTTACCGACCCGATAAATCAACCGGTTGAGGGTGGGACATATTATCCTGTTGTTCAAAATGTAAAATTTAATGGTAAAACATTTTCAAATACTGGTGGAACCGCTCAAATTTATGTGGATTTAGAAGATTGTTTAGAACCACAAGTAATTCAACCTTGTAATTGTGAAAATCGAACCTCTCAATTTGGGGATAAATATAATCATTCGTATCAATATATTGCAAAATCAAATGTAAATCCTGTCCCTATTAATGTTTCTTTAACATTATCGGCGGGAACTAAATATGTAGGATGGGCGTTTAAAGGGTATAACTTACCTGATAGGTTAACGGTATATTTCCAAGGTTCTGCATACCCGATACAAATAGGGTTAGATGATTGGTTGATTGGGGACTTAGTCCCGGCTAATTCTATGAAACCGACTGACTTTCCCAAAAGTGCAAAAACAGAGTTCGATGCATTCATTAGTAGAGTCATATCTTTAGAAAAATTTACAGTAAATGATAATGACAAAATTGTGTTCACTATAATCCCGAGTAATAATGAAACAGAATGGGATCTTAAATATACATGTTTAGCCGATCAATTATGTTTACCCTGTCTTTTTGATCAAAACAACTACAGAATTCCAAAAAGCTCAATAACAGTAAATTATGATAGTGTTACATGTGAAACTGAGATAAAATATCAAGTTCTGAATAATTGTCAATCTAATGGTAATTTTTTTAATTACAATTTAAATTTTAATTTTTTGTTTCCTTGGTTTATTCCAAACGCTAATTCGACACTTTTATATAGAGAATTTTATTACATAAACAAATTAATTTGTTCATATTATGATTTGGGACCTAAAGATAATCAGAACGTAACTTGTGGTAATCCCTTAAAATTCACATTCGCCAATAATGGCTCGGTCAATACTCATACATTTAGTGGTGATCCTGCCGATATAAATTTTTATTACAATCAGTTGATAACTTCGATACAAACATATTCAGGAACAACCACTACCGATAATCAACAACTTGACTATTATAATTATATCAATATAAACATACCATTAGATACCGCTGAAAGTTGTGAAAAATTACCTATGAATGTATGGTCAATACCGGTATCGTCTAACATAATTAAAAGTGTGGATAACAAAACTTTAACAATAACTCCTACATTATTGACCTATAATCCTGATGTTCTTAATACACTACCAAACAGTTCATGTAATAGTTGTGGTAAAACTCTCCAAGATAATGTCAATAGAGTGAACTCTTTGTCTTCGGCTAATTTTGGTACATATAGTTTGACAATTCCTAATGGAAGACCTAAGGATTTACTTTTTGCCTTTTATAAGGCATATGACTCAATCAATACTTTTACCTCGAGAACTCAAACAGGGTATATAATTTACACTCCGGCACTATTGGATACAATACCATTTTCAGGAAGTAATGTTTTGATACCATCTTTGAGTGCGTCAACTTGTGATGTGTTAGAATGTGGAAATTTTGATAATAATACAGGAATTGGTATAAACACTAGATATTATTACACAAGTAAACTTTTGGATCCTTCTGATCCCACAGCATTTAAGATTACAACTAATTTAATACAGAACTGTATTACCACCAGTAATGAGATTGATATATACATATACTCCGGAGGAACTGTTCAATATTTTGATCCAAATTATATAATATAAAAACTATGGCGACAAGATTTATAGATATTCAAATTACAGGAGGAACCTCACCGGGTTTATATGACATTTATTATGATGTTGTTAATCCGGGATTAATAGTTTCTGCATTTACAATTACAAATACTTTTTTGGCGAAAAATCTAACACTTTCACAAATGCAAGGAGGATTCATAATAGGATTTCCCGATACTGCAAAGAAAGTTATATTATATAATCAAAAATGTAAAACATCTCAAATTTTTGATTTGGATCCTATACTAGCCAATTATCCGGATATTTGTTTGTTAATTTTTGATTTACAAAACTCAACAACCGATAATTTACAATTTCAATATTCTAATGGTCTAGTAAATAATAAACCATTATATGATGGAGGTTCATACAAACTTGTTTGGAACAATAATGGTTATTGGGATTTATCAGGATATACAAATAATGGAACAACATTCATATCAAACGACAATGACAACGTTCCTGAAACAAATTGGAATGCAATAGGTTTGAATTCAAACGATTTTGTAGTTGTATCACAAACAGGAAATTGTTCAAATGTTGTTTCTAATTTTGTTTTTCTTAATGCTGAAGGATTTGATGCGGATTGTGGTGATTCAAACGGATCTATTTTGGCGACCGCTTTAGGAGGAAATCCACCGTGGGAGTATTCTATTGACGGGGGATCGACTTTTCAACAAACGGGTTTATTTACGTCTTTGATTAAAGATACATATATTGTTGTTGCAAAAGACGCTGATGATACAATTGTCAGTGAAATTGTTGTTGTCGGAGGACCTGACGTAAATGAATTTTCTTTACAATCTCAATCTCAATCAACAAAAAAACTAAATAAAATAGGTTTTACACAGTTTTATGAAACAACTATAATTTATGATACTTCATTTATTCCTGTTGGAGAACAAATAACATTTAATTATGTTATGGAGTTTAATTTGAATTATGTTCAACCAGGATCTGCTAAATTTGAAATTCAATCTAGTAGTTTAGAAATATTAAAAAATAGCATACCACAAGGAATTCCTTCACAAGTTGATTTACAAAATCTTACACAAGTCGGACCCTCAAGTTGTGATCCGTCATTTTCAATATATCAAGGATTTGTTAAATATAAAACAGGTCAAATTACATTGGACAACAACGACAATTTTGAAGTAAAATTTGTTTATGGAATAAATACGGACGAATTAGGCGCGTTTGACCCGGCAACAAATTGTTTTACACAGGCGGATGTCAATATTTCATCATATGTCACGGATGTTCAATACAGTTGCGACTGTTGTAATTTAACAGATACAACTGTTACAACATCAATTAAGCAAATTTATCAACCATAAATATTTATTCAATATGGCATATATAATTAAAAGTAGTTCAGGGTGGTTAAATACAAGATTTACAGATGTTGGTAGACAAAAATTATCACAAGGTAAGTTAGATATAAGATATTTTCAAATCGGAGATAGTGAAGTTTCTTACGGTGCGATACCTAACTATGATCAGTCAAACAACATGATACTGGAAGCAGCATACAATGCTCAAAACGATACACAAGAACCTCAATCAAACAAAATGAATGTTAAATATCCATATTATGTGAATGGATCTACAGGTAGCACATATGGTCTTGTTTTACCAGAACCAAGAATTGATTCAATATATAATACCGCAGCTCCTCGAGGATTTTTTCAAACAGGAACCACACTACCTTGGAGTGCAAAAACTTCATCTGCTTTTACTGTTAATTCTAATTATACAATTAATACTTGTAATATTTGTAATACTAATGGGTATTTTTTACAAAATTCTTTTTGTAGTCCAACAACTGGAACTCCTAAAGTAGGAGATATTGCGGTTATTTATTTTGACGGTTCAGGATCATGTGGGACAATAGTGAATAATATACCTGTATTAACATATAGAATACAACAAGTTAGTGCGACGACTAGTGGAACAACTTTGAGATTCGATAGGGATGTTCCAAGATATTATAATGACACAGGATGTTGTAAGACGGCTAGAGTTCTGATCTACCCTTCAGGAATGACACAATTATATGACTACAACGATCCGATGCCATTTTGGCCTAATGATGTTATTAATTTTGAGTCAATATGTGATTTAGGTAATACTGACGTTAAAATTTGGAATATGAATATTGTTTGGTCTGAAAATCCTGCGGGGATCAATTCGGCGTTGAATGAGGATTATTCCAATTTCGGATCAAGAGAATATATAGGAAGTAAAGAGTATTTTGGTTATCAAAGTAGTAAAGGGCAAACTTTCTTTATAGATAGTAATATGAATGCTGAGACCACAGATTCTTTTTATTATAACTCTTTTGATGAGATCATTAAGGTCCAACCGGAAGAACAAAAATCAATTGCAATTGTGCATTATACAAACAACGCGATTGATAGTTTTTATGGTGAAAAATTCGCAATGGAACCATTTGACCCGTTAGCTCAAGATACTATGGGAAGGGCTAGAAATTTCAAAGTGACAATACCATGGTTAATGTGGCATAAGTCAAAAACCGGAACTATAGGAGAAACATTTTATGTAGATCCGAATGTTGGTCAGGCTAATTATTTTCAAGTTAGGTATTTACAATCTACTAAAAATTCTGACATGAATGAGCCCGGATTAAGATATTTTCACTTGTGGGATACTCATTTGAATGATGATGGAAATCCAAGTAGAGTAGGAAAAGTATTTCCTGATTTAAAGCAAATTGTTTTTGATGATGATGAAATAATTGCCGCTCTTTCATATAAATCAAATAGAAACTGGACTTTACCCGCACCTAAATTATCTTTACTAACACCTGACGCTTGTGATAATATTAATGATGATTTTGGTTTATTAGGTGATGAAAATCAAGTTTTATATGTTACCTATAGGTTCAATTCGCAAACTTTTACTGATTCACTACATAGTAATTATTACACAAAAATTACCGGACCTCAAACATGTTATACAAATCAAAGGCAAGATGTTGCAATAAAATTTGGTCCTGAATTTCCATTTATGACTGAATGTTGTTTAAAAGGGTTTAATACTGAAGAATTTCAAGTTTTAGTTCAAACTGGTACAACGACGGGTAGACCTATTTCTTCACAATGGAAATTGATAGATTTTACAGATCAATTATCTGCATCCACTTCAAATGGTTTTATAACTCAATCAGGAATGACAGGAAATACATTCATTATTAGATATAACGCATATGTAAATGCTCCAATATATAATTTGGATAATTTCATAGATTTACCCCAACCGTTCCCATTAGAAAAAGATAAATTGAATTTTGGTGATGAATATTTCTTTTATGGTAATATTGAAACAGATATACAGGCTACAATATATGAAATGAAATTTTTAGTGAATTTAGCCCAAACTCAATTTACTAATACAAGTAATCCAACTTGGACTGTAGGTAAACCATCTTATATAACTGAAATAGGTATCTATGACGCGGATAAAGATTTGGTTGTTATTAATAAGTTAACATCACCAACTTTAAGACAAGGATCTCAACAGTTTGCGATTAAACTTGACTTCTAATACCGTTAGTTTAGTATTTTACAATATGGAAATAAAAAATAACCCCAAGGTATTGGGTCTTGACATTTCAACCAAAACCATTGGATGGGCTCTATTTGATATAGAGACAAAAGAACTATTAGAACTTACACACATTTCACCAATTCCCAAACCTAAAAGAGAAAACAAAATGGAAGAACTTTTGGTTAAGGCCGAGATGTTTAGAAGTAAGTTAATAGGTTATAAAGAACTTGGAATTACAGATGTTGTAATAGAAGAACCATTACTTAACTCAAATAATGTCTATACTGTAGGAACACTACTTAGATTTAATACTTTAATATTCAGAGAGATATATGATGTGTTGGGTATTATTCCCCAATTTATATCAACATACAATTCAAGAAAATTTGCATTTCCTCATCTTGTTAAGAAGAATGATGCAAACAAGTTTGTTCTGTTCGGAGGGTTTCCAAAAGATATTGATAAGAAGATGATTATTTGGGAACTTGTGGCAAAAAGGGAACCACAGATCGTTTGGCACTACACAAAAAACAATACATTAAAGAAAGAGAACTTCGACCAAAGTGATGCTTACACTTGTGCTTTGGGTTATATGAAAGAAAAAGGAATTTGGTAATTTACCAAACAATACTTATTTTTGTGGGGTATAACCACAAATGGAAGAAGAAGTTCAAATAATATTAGATTTATTGGAAGAGGTCTTGGGCGATCCCAAAAAGACCAATAACTCCACACACCAGTATTCTTATAACTGTCCGGTTTGTGATGATGGTAAAGGTAAGGGTAATTTTGAGGTTAACTTGGATAAGTCGGTTTACCACTGTTGGAGTTGTGGTGATACTGAAGGAACTCACGGACCTTTGGGTAAGTTGTTTGATATATATAAGCAGGCCAAAAATTATTTATCAAGTCGGGGTATTACAGATGAAATTATTGAGAAGTATCAGATCGGATTCTGTGACAGGGGTGAGTGTTCCGGAAGGATTATTGTTCCGTCTTATGATCAGAATAATGTTCTGAACTATTATGTTGCAAGAAGTTGGGGTAATACAAAATTCAAATATAAGAACCCACAAGCTGAGAAAGATAAGATCATATTTAACGAACACCTAATAAATTGGGATGAGGACATCTATATTGTAGAGGGTGTGTTTGATGCGTTCTTCCTACCCAATCCAATTCCGATGCTTGGAAAACATTTATCAGAATATCTTTTTGAGTCCTTATATACGAAGTCAAAAAAAAATGTTATAATTTGTCTTGATGGTGACGCATTTACTAATGCTATTAAGCTTTACAGGGAATTGAATGGTGGTGTGTTATATGACAGAGTCAAAATAGTTAAACTACCCGAGGATAAGGATGTATGTGATCTGAGGGGAAACATAAATGATTATTATTATAAAATGAAATGAGAGATTTACACGAAATTGCAAAAGACATTAGGGAAACAATTGCTATGAAGCAAAAGGAGTTTGGTCTAACCTTTAAGGAGGAAGATCACATTTATACTATGAATGGTAGAACCGATTATCCATCGGTATCAAAGGTGTTAAAGAAGTTTTATACAGAGTTTCCAACTGAACAAGCGGCTTATAATAAATCCGGTGGGGATCCTCAGAAACAAGAGGAGTTAATCGCCGAATGGGCGGCATCTGGAAGGTATGCAACAAATATGGGATCAAGGGTTCACTATGTATTGGAAAAGAAACTTATTGAACAGTATGATAACTACAAAGATGTGAGAGAACCCATATTTGAGTGTGATGTAATTCAGATGATGAAAAGTGATAGTATGATCTCTGCCGGATCAAAGTATCTGAAACTTATGAAAGAGAGGAATGTGGTATTACTTGATACTGAGACAGTTCTTGGACATCCTGATTTGGGATATACCGGGCAACCCGATAAGTTTTGGTTAGTTGAAAGTAAGGATAAGACCGAATATGGACTTCTTATAACTGACTGGAAGACAAACAAACCCAAGAACTTTGAATCAAATAGATTTACAAAGAAGATGAAAGATCCATTCACTGATGTTGATGACACGGCTCTTGGACACTACTACGTTCAATTACCTTTATACGTTAAGTTATTCCTTGAGATGATGAAGGGAACCAAGTATGAGAGTATGAGGGTGTTTGGGGGTATCATTGTATTATTACAGGATGATTCTGATTTTAAGGAGTATAGAATACCCAAACAAATTATGGGGACAGTCCTTGATATGGATATGAAAAAATATTTAATTTGAAAAGTCAAATAAATTTATTATCTTTAAAATAAAAAATATGAGTAACGATTTATTAAAACCCAAAATTGATTTAAGACAACAACCTACGGTAGCTTGTGAATCTTGTGGTCACACTTACTTCAGAGAAGTTGTAATCTTAAAAAAAGTATCAAAATTATTAACCGGTTCTTCCGAGGATACACTCGTTCCATTTCCAACTTACAAATGTGATTTTTGTGGATATGTGAACGATGACTTCAAGTTGTTTGATAACAACGACGAAGAATCAAAAATTGAATCTGTATGAAATATGAAGCAGAATATACAGTAAAGATCAAGTTAGAAGACATTACTATGAGACCTGACACCACTGAGCAGGATTTACAAGAAAAAATAACTCTTTTAGGTAGAAACAATCTTAAAAAGTTCTTTGAGGGTGTATTATTGGACCCGGACAAAAGAATTATTTGTGAAGAAATATTTTTCCAGGAAAAGAAATAGTCGTATATTTGTAATCTAAAACAAATTTTATGTCCGGAGGAAGATTCGACTACGATCAATACAGAATTAGGAACATTTCAGATTCTATTGAATCCGTTATTGAAAAAAACGGAGCAAAGAAAACGGAAAGAGAACTCAAAGACGAAGGCTGGAGAGATCCGGAGTGGTATGATAAGTATCCGGAGGATATGTATCATTACAAATACCCCGATGAGGTAATTGAGAAGTTCAAAGAAGCGGTAGATATTCTTCGTAAGGCTGAGGTCTATGCTCAGAGAGTTGACTGGCTTCTGTCCGGTGATGATGGGGAGGAAACATTTCTTAAAAGATTAAAAGAAGATTTGGAAAAGTTATGAGAGTAATCTGTATTGAGAATTCCTTATGTGTTGATGAAGAAGGTTATGGTAGTATCCGTACCCATAAAGGATCCATCTATCACGTTATTGATGTAATGAATGGTGAGGAAATGAAGGAGAAAACGGGTATCAACTTTGCATCAGGTCCTTGGTATGAATTCTTGGAGGTGGAAGGGAAACATCATCATATTAGGTTTCTTGAGATACCGGACGAAACGGAAGAGTTATTTGAATCAGTTAAAAAAAATGAGTATGACACCGAAAGAACAGGCTATTGATTTAGTAAGTAGTATGGGAATCTCAACATCGTGGGCAACCAATTATACCGGTGGAGAAGATTATCCAATGTATAAAAATCAATATGCAAAAGAATGTGCTTTAATTGCTGTTGATAAATTGATTGAAATTGCTGAGGACGATGTTCATTTGAACTCAACAGTTTTTTCAGAGACACACAGGAATTATAAATCTTATTGGAGATTGGTAAAACAAGAAATTGAAAATTTATGAAATTTGAATTAACAGAAGATCAAGAAGCAAGATATCGTGTTTGGAAAAATTCTTTACCGATTATTCCTGAAGGACATTTTGGAGCTGCGGGTGGTGGATATTGGTTTAAGTTTATTCCTACCGGAATCGGAGATATCGTACTGGCAGGTAGAGATGATGTTCCGGAACTTGACATTAACTTAACAGATTACGATAATTGGTAGTATGAATAACGAATTAGATCCAAGAGATATAAAATACGGATTAATTGTGATAGATCCGGATCAAGAAGATGAAGATCTTGATATACTTCATTTCTGTGGTTATTGGGGCAAACCAACAAAACAAGATGCGGATCATTTAAGGGAAGAATTAGTGACTGATGAATCTTTTGGATTAACGGAAATTGCTCATAGATTAGACATACTTCCTTGTCCGGATTATATTTTAGAACAATATTTGGAAGAAATTAGAGAAAATTATGAATATTGATAACAAATATATTATTGATGGAATTACCATTAGTAAGACAAAAGAAGAATATCGTGTTTTTACAATACCAACGCAACATTTCAATATTGTTAATTTAGATGAATTAACAAATGAAAGGTTTGAACAGGAAATTAAAAGACAAGAACAGTATGAAAGAGATAGTTCTGAATTGTTTAGATTATATTATGAGGAAACAACTAAACAATATAAAGTTATGAATAAAGAACAGATTATTGATGAGACATATCAGAATTACCAAAACTATCCATTAGCTACAATACACGACCATCGTATAAATCTTCTTTATCAAAATAGAGGTAAAGGTTGGTGTATGTTGAATGGTCGTTCTATGACATCTCCACATCCAACTCGTCATTTAACAAAAGAAGAATTCATCAACAAATGTAAAACCGACACAGAGTTCTCAGAAATGTGGGGACTAAAGATTGAGGAAAGGGAGTTGAGTTTGGAGGAACGTTCTAAAATATGGGATGAAACACATAACCCGGCCGGTAACATTTATACTCATAATCAGTATAATGAAAATAATATCCCAACCAAACTAATCACAATAACATACAAAGGAACCATAACAGAAGTTTATGAATAAAGAAAAAATACCAATAACATTAACAAAATCAGATTGGAGTGATGTGCAAACGTGGGTGACTTCCGCAAGCCGAGAATCATTTGATAGGGTAGGTAAAGATTGGTTTGATAAATTATTAACGACAATCAAACCTTTTTATATGTCTTTATACTTTTCTAATGATTATTCTGCGATGGAGATACCACATGATTCAGAACACACACTAGAAATTGAAAGAAATCATTTTAAGTTTTTGGTTTATTCAGTTGGAAGAATCGCCTATGATTTTGATGTTAAAACCCAAACAGCACAATCGGCTTTAGAAATAGTTAAAAAATTAGAATCACAGGGTGATGAACAATGGAAAAAAAATAGATGGTAATATGAATAAGAAACCACACCAAAGATTATTAGACGGTATGCCACCACACATTGCGGAGAAGGTGGATAAAATGGTTGGTAATATGAAAGAAGTATATGACCTTGCCATGGAATCTTGGGAAGGATGTGATGGTTGCACAGAAGACGATAAGCATTTTTTCATAAATGGTTTTATGAGAGGGTATAATCGTGCGATGGGGGACAACCAACCAAGATTAATGAATGGTGATGGATCTGAAATAAGATTAGATGATGAAAATATTGTAGATCTCAAACCAAAAAGTATTTTTGATTACAACCCCAAAAAAAATATATTTTCAATATAAAAAATCCTTATCTTTGTGATATGAAAGTCCTATTTTTAGATCACGATGGAGTTGTTTGCTTGTCAAACAATTGGGGTTCCCGACTTAAAAAACAAAAGAAGTGGGGTGGGAGAAAAATGTCTATGACTTTAGGAGAGGTTCCAATCCAATATCGGTTTGACAACTTTGATAAAAAAGCGGTTAAGGTATTAAATGAGGTTTTGGAAGAAACAGGGGCTGAAATAGTTGTTTCATCTGATTGGAAACTTCATGCCGGTGTATCTGAAATGTCTGTTTACTACACAAGTCAGGGGATAACTAAAGTACCCTTGGATTTTACTCCAATAGTCAATCAGTCCGGCACATTAGAACTTCTCAGGTCATTGGAAATCCAACAATGGTTAGATAATAATAAAAATGTCACAAGTTGGGTTAGTGTGGATGATTTGGATATGAGTTTATTTTTGACACATTTAGTTATTAAAACAAACAACTACATACTTCTCACAAGTGATGAGGAGATTAAAGAAGGTGATTATCATGTTGCTACAAGGATTGTAGAAACAAATGGTGATAAATCCATTGCATATACTGATGAAAAACAATTAAAAGCCATTTCTGAAATCGGTGGTGCAAAGAAAATAGTTGCTTACTTACCACTAAACAATTCACCTATCCTTGAAGGTGTACCACTTCTACCACCATTACCTATGACATTCCCTACTATTGAGTGTATAGGAGATAATTTATGGGAAGAACTTACGGGTGGTCAAGAGGTTTCTGTAAACAGAGCTGATTGGTCTTTTGGATTTGGAATAGGTTACAACAAAGCCAAAGAGAAATATAAATTCACAGAGGAGGATGTTATTAAAATAGTAGAAAAAAGTAGAGAAACAGGACTTACTGCTGAATATCTTATGTTATCCCTTTCACAAGCAAAACTTCCTGTTGGATTTAAGTGTGAAATAGAAGTTGAATGTACTGGTAACGACAATAATGGTTGCTTTATGGATGCGCCAGGACATAATTGCGGTTGTGTTAAAACAAAAATCCTCAACGGAGTGATGCAAGGAGAATGGATATTTGAATAACCAATTAAAATTATTTTAAGAAACTATAAACAAATAAAAATGATTAACAAAATAGTTCACTTCTCTGATCTTCATATCAGATTATTCAAAGATCACGATCTATACCGGGGCATTATAAGTAAGATGTTAAAACAGTTTGGAGAAATTGCCCCGGATAGAATCGTATTCACCGGAGATCTGGTACATTCCAAAAACCAAATGACACCTGAACTTATTGAGATGGTATCTTGGGTTCTTACCGAATGTTCCAAAATTGC